TGTGGCTGCGGTTCTGGATGGACAACCTTCGCAAGAACGGGCTCGCTACGCGTACCCTGCGCTGCGAGGTCCGTGAAGCGCAGTAACTGACCGTTTCAGAAGGACAGATTCAGGAGCATCCATGCCGAAGCCAGCCAAGGGCAAGCGATTCGTGAAGGTGGTACGGAACCCGGAGACGGGCCGCACTCGCAAGGTTTCCTACGGTCAGGCCGGGAAGGCCAAGAGCGGCGGCGACCGCATCAAGCCAGGGACCGCCAAGGGTAACAGTTTCTGCGCCCGCAGCCTCGGCCAAATGAAAGCGCACCCTGCGGCGGCACGCAACCCGAACAGCCCGCTGCGGCTCTCGCGTGCGAAGTGGAAGTGCAGCGGCAAGACCTCGAGAGGATAAACATCATGGCAAAGAAGACAGCAAAGCGCGGCCTGTACGCAAACATCAACGCACGACGTGCGGCTGGCACCAGTCGCCCGAAGTCGAAGTCCACCGTGAGCCCCTCGGCATACAAGGCGATGAAGCGCGGATTCAAGTGAGGCACCCATGCGCGTCCGACTCGGCGGCAAGTACTGGACGCTGCGGTTTAGCCCGAACCTGCACGACTACGGGAACATGGTCGATCCCGGCAAGGCGGCTGGGCGCATGCTGCGCGTTGCCACATGGCAGAGCGAAGAGGAGCGTTTAGATACCACGCTCCACGAGGCGATTCACTGCTGCCGGCCAGAGCTTGACGAGCAGGCCGTGACCGACCTCGCCAACGACCTGTCGCGCTTGCTGTGGAAACTCGGGTACAGGCGCGAGCAGTGATGTTCAAGAAAGTGGAAGTAGCGTACACGTTATTGCGACGTGTACGTTCGATCACTATTCCTCCCAATACACCTCCTCGCCACGACGGTACTTGGCGAGGTCGGCGTCGCGCTTGAACGACGTGAAGTGCTTGTCGAGGAATCGGCAGTAGTTGTTGGGGAAGAGCAGGTACCTGCCGCCCGTTCGCTCGATGAGGTTGAGCGGCTTGTGCTCTTGCGGGTAACGACTGAACCCGTCACTCCAGTCGATGACGATTCCGGTATGGCGCCCGGAGAACCCGAGGTCGGCGTTGGTGCCCATCACGGACAGCCCCTCGAGGTACTCAAGGTGCAGCGCCTCGACGTGGTCGCCCATCGCGCCCCAAGGCTGGAGGTCGCTCGGCTCGCATACATCAGGAAATGGCTCCAACTCGAACGCCTTTGGGTCGTGCGCGAGCTTGTGCAACGGGACGCCGCACCATTCCGCGCCCGTCTCGAGCAGGACGTGCGCCATCACGATCTGGCCGGGGCGGGCGTAGATCGCGTGCCAGATGCCGCGTGTCGTGCCGGCTGGCATGCTGGGGCCGAGAGCCGTGTTGCACACATGCACATACAGATGAAACGGTAGATTCGCGTGGCGAGGCATATGCGCGATGATATACTTCGCGTGCGGAGATGCGGGAGTGCGGGAGTCGGAGCCCTATGACCCGCAAGGGGATCGCCAGAAGGCCGCGAGGTACGACGCGATCCAGCGCAACCTTTGGGGTAATGACAACCTGCCGCCGAGGGACAGACCAGGCGAAGTCCGGGTGCTGTCTCACGTGACGAAACCTCGGTCGCTGGAGCAAAAGTGCTACAGATCAGCACATCTGTATGCGTTTCGGTGAACGCATACAACATTTGGGGGCGGATGGAGCTGCGGTAAGAACAAACGCGGCCCGGGACTTGCGTCAACCAGGCCGCGCTTCCGGGGGCTAATTTGTCGGGTCGCGCCGCGCTTGGCGGCTCCAACCGCCTCGCCTCGTCAGAGAGGCACGCCCGACGAGAACATGGTATACTGCCGGCAGAGCGGGTGCAACTGCTCGAACCAATCAAGGCCGGCGGTGGGGTAGGTGCGCCGCACCCGCTCCCTGCCCCACCCCGGCCGTTTCGAGGCAAGAGATGCCGACGCAATTTCCTTGGTTTCCGATGTACCCGACCGACTTTCTGGTCAGTACGGCGACCATGACGCCCATGCAGGGGTGGGCATACACCCAGCTTCTGATGTACGCCTGGACGAATGGAAGCATCCCGGATGACCATCGGGCATGTGCCGCGTTGACGAGGTGCGATCTGACGGAGGCGGACTGGGCGGTGATCCGGTCGCGGTTCGCGCCGATGGCAGGGCCAATGGCCACCCTATGCAACCCACGTATGGAGCGTGAGCGCCAGCGCGTGACCGAGCGCCACCTGACTGCTGCCGAGAACGGAAAGCGCGGAGCGGAGGCCCGTTGGGGACGCGGGAATGGGGTCGCCAATGGCAACCCTAATGGCCACCCCAATGGCAAATCGATGGCTGTCACAACCACAACCATAACCACAGAAGAATCCCCCCCTACCCCCCCTTCGAGGAAGGGGGGGAGGAGGAGAGGGAATGATTCACTCCCGTTCTAGGAGAACCCACCATGCCTGACCACGAAGCGTTCCTTGAAACCAAGAAGCTCATGCACCGACTCTGGCCGAAGTGGAAAGCCGACGATGAGCTCGCGTCGCTGCTCAACAGCCGATGGCTGCACCTTGATCAGGACAAACTCCGCGAGTGCATCCGATCCCACCGATTCGACCGCAACACCATCCCCGACGTGACCGCGATCCACAAGGCGTACTGCCGCATCACTGGCGGGAACTACGCGGATGTCCCGACCCCGCAACCGCGCCGCTATGCGCTCGAGCATGGACCGACCGAGCAAGAGGTTGCGGACTGGCAGCAATGGGCCGACGAACTGCTGGCGACGGCGACGGCGACAGAACTGGCACACTGCCGTGAGCGGCTTGGCCTGCTGTCACTCCAAACCGACACGCCAGGGCAGCGCCGCGTCACCGCCATCGCCATTGAGTATTGCCGCAAGAATCCACAGGTTCCGTAACACGCAACGGTAAACTGCCGCCATGCGACGGCGGCAACACCCCATCCTCCTCGCCAACATGGATGACTGCCTCCTCGGCGTCATGTACCCAAAGGCCACCGACCGAGCAGGAATACCCGTCGCCGTATACTCGGCAGACATGATCGCGGCCCGCCTGCGCGACCAGCATGACATGTCCATCGGCGAGGCACGCACCTTTGTCACCGACAACATCGAAACCAACGAACTCGGACCCGGAACCCCGCGCTTGATCTGGGCCGCAACGAGCGAAGATTTCGGCGAGCCCGTGTGCAAAGCCTGATATACTGCGGGGCAATGAATATCCATTCGTATGACGATTTCAAGGCGGCCGTCACCACGGCCGTGGTGTCGCAGGGACGCACCCGTAGCCAGGTCGCACGCGACCTTGAACAGCAGGGCAGGCTCCGCGCACATACCGTGATGTGCCTGCTGTCCACCGCGCCCGTCATCGGGAAGCGAACCGCAACCTTCGACTCCGCCATCACACTCGCCGATGCCGCAGGACTCCGCATCACCCTCACCCCGAAGGAATCCACGTAATGCCCAGCAAGTCACCCGCCCAGCGACGGCTCATGGCAGCCGCTGCCCACAGCCGCAGCTTCGCCAAGAAGGTCGGCGTCCCCATGTCCGTCGCCAAGAAGTTCAACCGCGCAGACGTGAAGGCAAAGGGCAAGAAGCGCAAGTGACCAAACTCGCGGCCTACGGTGAGAACGGCCGCCGCGTCGGCGAAACACACCACAATGCCACGATCCCCGACGAAGTCATCCAAGAGATCCGAGAGCTCCACGAAGAGCACCGATGGGGCTATCGTCGCATCGCCAAAGCCCTCGGACTCCGCTGGACCACCGTCAGCAAAATCTGCCGCTACCAACGCCGAGCCTCTCTCCCCGCCGACTGGAAACGCCCCGGTGACAAGAAAGCGCGGAAGACAGACGATCTATACCCAGGAAATCGCCGACGAGATATGCCTCCGGCTCTCGAAGGGTGAGTCGCTGAACGCCATCTGCAAGACGCCGGGAATGCCGCTTGAGCAGACGGTCAGGAACTGGCATGTCAACGACATCAACGGGTTTGCTGCGAAATACGCGCAAGCGCGTATAGCACAGGCGCACCGATGGGCCGAGGAGATCGTCGCGCTGTCGGATATGCCGCCGCCGCTCACGCCGGACGGGCGGTACGACTCCGGGGCGGTCGCGCACCAGCGGCTGATGGTCGATACCAGGAAGTGGCTCCTGTCTAAGGTATTGCCGAAGGTCTACGGCGACCGGATGAACCTCGACCATGCCGGCTCCGTCACGATCAACGTGGTGACCGGGCTGCCCGATGATTGAGAACTTCCGCCTCGGATTCGTCCCGAGGGCGTGGCAGCTCGAGTGCTACACGAAACGAAGGCGGTTCTCCGTCCTTGCCCTGCACCGACGCGCCGGCAAGACGGAGCTAGCGATCATCCGGCTGATGCATGCCGCACTCAAGTGCAAGCAGGAACTGGGGTTCTTCGTCTACGTCGCCCCGTATCTGCGTCAGGCCAAGGCCATCGCCTGGGCGCGGCTCAAGCAGAAGCTCGACCCGTTCATCCGCACCGGGGCCGTGGACATCAACGAGGCCGACCTCGCCGTCACGTTCAGGTCGAACAAGGCCACGATCCGCCTGTTCGGTGGCGACAACCCCGACGCCCTGCGCGGCGTGCGCCTTGATGGCTGCGTCATTGACGAGGTCGCGCAGATCAAGCCCGAGGTATGGGA